TTAAGACTCTTTGTGTATTTCCGAAAAATTTTCTGGAAGCTCTAATGATGATCCTAGCCCTTCTTTGGTTATGAACGTCAGTACTCTATTTAATTCTGGAACAATATCTTTTAATAAATCTGTTGAATTATCTATATCTACTAATGTCAGATTAGGATCATTATTATCAGTTTCATAAATACCATAAAAATTTAGTTGCATAAAAGAATCTTCACTTTTATCTTTATATAGCTCAACATGAGCATCTAATTTTAATAATTTTGATTCTTCTTTGTTTACCTCTAATTTAAATTGTCCATTTACTGATATACTCTCTTCGATTTCGGCCAAGCCAAACTGAAGAGATTCGATTCCACTATTGATTCGTTTGAATTTGATTTTTCCCATTTCAATTCTCCTTTAATGCGATTTTCAGTTTCAAACTCCATTACGTTAGCAATTCTAATAATATTATTTCTTAGATCTAACTGACAACCGTATACTTTTTGAGCTATTTGTTGATGTTCAGAATAGCTATTTAATATTAGATCCTCCAATAATTTTTCTAGTCTATTATATACTTTTTCTTTAAGAACTTTTTTTCCCTTTATTTTTACAATACATTTGTAAAAGGCATATGGGTCATCTGCTAGTCGTATCAAAGAATCAATATAATTAGCTTGAATACTACCGTTCTCAATAGAAGATAAGTTACTATAACTAATACCCAGCAATACTGAAAAATCTCTTATAGTTAGTTCGTATTTTTCTCTAATTTCTTTTACTTTTTTAGCAGATAACAAATTGTGTCTTTCTCTGTAAATATTATAGTCTTTTTCTAAATTTTGATCTGGGTTAGAAAATGGTTCAAATAATTCATCATCTGATATTCTTTTATAATATTCATGTTTGACTTTAAATGTATCGTTTTTAATTGTAACGTCTTCTTCTAAAAAAATTACTTCGTATCTTTCATTTTGATTAGTTTCATATGAAAACTTTTCTATAATTTTAGACATACTAAATCACCTCTCCCTTATAGTCTAATGGAAAGCAATCAATTTCTTGTTCTCTAGGATGAAAAGACATATATGCTGCAACAAAATTATTCTCTTGTGCTATCAATTCCAACTTCACATACACTTTTATTTCATCCCAAACTAAGCCGAATTCTGTCACAGTTCTATTCGAGGCTCTGTGATGCTCTGAGGGTCCTCTAAAATAATGCTTTTCTTCTATATTTTCTATGATAAAGTTATGCATTGCAGCAACAGTTATACCATATGCCCTTAAGAATCTAGTTGTTTTTGCATTAACTTCAGAAAAACTTACATGTCCATCAGAAACACATTCTTTGAAAGTTGTGAGAAAAAGGTTGACTTTAGTAAATAATTCTTCACTCGACATTTCCACACCTACTATTCACAAACTTGTTACTCTTGAATAACATAATATCACAATGGGTAAGTATCTGGCAAGAATATTTAAATTCATGTTACAAATCTTTAATTTCATAATTACAAAAAAGAGCCACCTTGGGGAAGGCGACTAAAAAAACAAAATCACCCACAATCTGTCGTATGACGGTGAGTGATTTTGTCATTAATTGAGATTCTATAGTGAATGTCATCACTAAAGAAAGTATACTATACAGATTTTTTTATGTAAAACAAAAACCGTCCCTTGGCAAGGACGGTTTAAGTGAATGACTCCTTTATTGTATGTCTAATATACAATTATTTTTACTTTCAGGCAAGAATTTTTTTCAATAGTTTAAGGTTTGCCCTGGATAAATCAAGTTAGGGTTAACTAACCCGTTTCGTTGTGCTAAAGCTTGATAAGTCGTACCAAGTTTAGCTGCAATGCTAGATAAATTATCACCGTATTGGACTGTATAAACGTTGCTTACTACTGATCCATTGACTTTCAAAACTTGTCCAGGGTAAATAAGATTTGGATTGGCCAATCCATTTAACGAAGCTAAGGTTTGATAGTCTGTTCCGTATTGATAAGCAATACTTGATAATGTTTCGCCGTATTGTACCACATGGGTTGCTTCTGGTTGCTTGTCAGGAACAGTTGTTGAATCTGGCAATAATTCAATATCGCCTTTGCTAATCCATGACAAGATACCTTCAAGCAATACTCTGCTTCCAGTTACTTCTTGTACTTTATAGCTGTTTCCTTTTACCCATTGCGGAATAGCTTCACCAGTTGCCCAAGCATCGACATTAAATTTCACTTTGACGGTATCACCAACTTTAACATCAGAATTCGGTGTTTTTTCGATTTCTTCACCTGCATCTATTGCTGGCGTGTCCGTTTCTGGTTTATTGGTTTCTGTATAACCACTATCCGTAATTCCTGTTAAATCTACGTTACCATCTAAACCACCTGCAATATAAGCGGATGTGAATTGCCAAATGCCAATACCATTCATGCTTGGGAAATAAGCATACAATGGATATGGTGACACACCATCGATAGGATACGCAGCAATCCATAAAGAATTAGGAAACTCTTTGATGATTTGTTGATAGTTTACATGATTTAGTGTAAATGGCTTATAGCTGTAATACATTGGAGTATAGCCAGCCTGTTTGATTCTGCGCATACCGTACAAAATTGTCTCTGTATTTGCTGCTTTTTCGGCATCTGAACTTACATATCCTCCATATCCATCTGGAACACTAGCCAACGCTCCATGTTCAAAATCTAATGCAACGATGGAATTTTTAGGCGTTTGAATACGTGGCAAAAAGTAATCCATTGTTGTTTTCGCAATGTCCATGTTTCCCCAAGTGTCATACCAAATATAGGTATGCGCACGTTTACCTTGAGCAATAGCACTTGCTACTTGCGTTTTATATGTGTATTGTTCATAAATACCGCTAGCATTGTAGCCACCAATCTGGGCAATAGCGAATTTATCATGCGCATAGCCAAAACGACCTTGTTCACCTTGATAAATCGCCCAGTCAACGCCTTGGTCACCTTTTGCGGCAAATACAGCAGTAGGCATAAAAAACAGAGCGACAAGCGCTCCTGCTAAAATTTTCTTTTTCATTTATTTGTCTCCTTTTTATCTGATAAACCAGGCGTTGTATGGTCTGTCACAATTCCTAAAATAGTTAATACAACAAACACTGCATTGACAACATCTAGCAGTTGCTGATTAATCACATCAATTTGAAATTTATACCCAAAAGGAACTGCAACTACTTGAATAACTAGCAAAACTGCAGGAATAAGAGACAACCAGAATTGTTTATTTTTTATTCTTGATTTCCAATCAATCATTTTTATTTCCTCCAATTCCTCGAAAGAGGGTTTTATTTTGTTCTTCCAATCGACTAATGCGCACTTCATGGTTATTTAATCGGTCAACAGCCTGTTTTAGTTCTTTCATGCTATCTTCTAATTGAGAGAAGACATGATAGAATTTCATTAATGCGAAGATAATTCCGCTTAAAAATGTAATCACCGCTAACCATTGTTCTAGTGTTAAGTTCATCCTGCACCTACTTTCTACTTACAATAAAACCGCTTAGCTTTCGCTAAACGGTTTATCTTTAGTTTATTCCATCATTATTTTATGTTTCCGGGAAAGCATCTGCAGTGTACCAACTACCACAAACATAATGATTCCCTTTTCTGTCACTACCAAACCTAATTCCCTTCACGCCTTCCTCATATAATGCTCCATAATTACCTTGAGGATAGGTATATTGCACAGTTGTTAATGCGGTATTCCAATATCCTGCTCTCATTTCTTGATCAATCATAAATCCTTTAGGAATTTTAAAAATTTGGACCATGTTTGGCTTTAATTTTTCTACATCCACCACATTAACTCGCAAATAAGCATCGACCTTATTTCCCTTACGAACTAAAAGAATATTGGTTTCTGCTCCAAAAGCACTTCTGTATGCAGCTTCTACTTCATCCAGTCCTGCTTTTTTGTAAATAAACGTTTCATCTTTTAAAGCAACTTCTTTTCCATTTACTAAAGGAATTTCAGAAAACTCTTTAATCCCACCTATACGCTGGGGTTCAGTTAAATTCACAACATTCGGTGCAAATGCGACTTCTTTCCAGTCTGTCCATGTTGAAGGGATTCCACCAAATTGGCGAATAACAACTGTCCGTTCTGTTTGAAATAATTGTCTGACTCCACCTGAATCTTTATTAACAATCAAGCTTCCAGAGTTTGGTAATGGTTTATTTTCCACCCCTGTAGCTGGAATCGAATAAATACCTGGATCCACAGCATCATTTAAATCTAATATTTTAGAATTTTTCCTTACAAATAGACCATTTTCTGCTTCAGCTTGTTCAATAAATAAATCCTCTGATTCTTTTTTTGTATACGAACTGCCCAATGCTGCGAATTTTTTATTAGATTCTTCTTTAGTATAAGCTCCTACCTGTTCAGAAGTTACCTTATGAGGATTATCAAACTGCTTAGTATGACTATCAATGTTTTCGTGTGAGATTGCGATTCCATCTTCTACATGATTCATGCGTTCAGATGTTACAACTGCACCTAACGCTTTATTCTCTTCTTCTGTCTTTAATTCATCATATGTTTGCCAATGCTGTTTTTCATAAGACATAAAAACACTCCTTAATCATTACTGTCTTTATTAGATAGAACTGCTTTTAAAGCTGCATTTTCATATTCTAACTCTGTTATTTTTTTTAATAATTGATCAATTACTTGTTCTGACGAAATTTCCATTTCTTTTATAGGCATCATATATTCTCCTTTTCCACTATTGAGGTTGGTTCAGTCTAACATCTTCATAATTTTTTCTATATGCAATAATATTCCAAGAAAAAGGTATTTCTGGCTTGTCACTTTTTACAATAAAATAGGTACTCTTTATTTCTTCTACCCAAATTGAACCTTCTCCGTAAGGACTTAACATAACATGGTAGTTTTCATTGTTAGTAAAAATTGTTTCTAAGAAAATAGATTCGATTTCAATTTTTACTTGGCCATCTGATCCAGTTACTGATTTTCCATAATCTGCAAAATAGTATTCTGGAGTTTCATAAGCATTTAATAAACGCTGTCCATAGTTTTCTGTATCAACAAGAGAATTTTTAGAGCCAGTAACACTAAGATTTCCTGTGACACTTGTAGAAGTAGCGGATATACTAATCCTTCCTCCAGATGATCCTAATACTTTAGTATCATTATTCCCTATACTAAAACCACTGCTACTCACATTTAAACTAGGACTCTTACTGGCTGTAGAAGAATAACCAAAGCTCCCAGGTGCAAAATTCAAACTATGACCACTACCAACAACATAAAAATTATCTAAATTAGCTGTCCCTGACATGTTATTAGTGGCGCCAAAAAATGACAAAAATGCTTTATTAAGCTTTTTATTAAATATCGTAAAAGATCCTTCATCTGAAACTTCTAACCTAACATTTCCTTCTTTTTGATTTATGAGAGTAGTATAGAATTTGAAAATTTCTTTTTGATCACTATTTCTTTTCCAAGTAATTGACCCATTATCTTCTATCATCGTGAAATCTTGTCCTATTGACGTTATTGTAGCACTCTTTATTCTTACTCCTTCAATATTAATTGCAGTCAAAGTACCCGTACTAATTGCGCTAGCATCAAGATTAACTACTCTTATTTTACCAGCATCTAAAGTTCCTACTTTTATTGTTCCAGCATCTACAGAACCTATCATCCCGTGAGTAATAATCGCATCATCAATTTTTGTTTGATCTGTTAGCCAAATTTTTGCACCTGTAATTTTAAGCCATTCTTTTCCATCCATTTCTTGACTTAAATTAATTGTTTTCACGATTTCGTCGGAAGGGGTAGAATTTTCAATTTTCTCCTTAATATCTTCATCTAAAGCAGTTGAGGTTTGCATTACCCATTTTCCATCTCTATATATCCAAATTTCAGTATCTGGGCCATTAGGTTTAAACCACAGGTCCCCTTCTTTCGGATTTTTAGGTTCGTCTGTCCCATCATATACATTATTTTTACCAGCAGCATCAACTCTAGAATATAAATCATCTAGTTGTTGTTGAATAGGTCCTTTGAATTGAGTTGTTTGTGATGAAATAGCTTTAGTGTCGGCTGAACTCGTTCCTTTTAAGCCACCTCTATATTCTAAAGAATAGCTTAGATTAGGACTTTTGAATTTGTTACCTTCTCTATCTGTAAAAGTAATCCAATCTCCAACTTCCAATGCTGGATTACCTCGCCAAGATAAATTGTATGGGTAAAAGTTTAAATTCCTTAATTTCACATACATATCATCTAATAATGTTTGTGTCATAGAATTATTAGATAACTTTATCTGAGCTCCTTTATCGGAACCAGCTTTAAGTAATATAGTTTCACTACTACCTTCTTCATCAGATCTTACTTCACAAGAAATACCGCCAAGCTTGTACATTAATTCGTTCTTTTTTAGGCCTTTCATAAAGTATTCACTTGGCGTTATTTGAAAGCGTGGATCTGTCAGATTTCTTATAGTTAAAAGTCCATCTCTATTAAAATGAGCGTATCCGCATTCAAATTGTGCTATCATTCCAATTGCTTGTCTATAAGTACAGTTTTTAGGAGTTTTTATTCTAACCGTGCTTAATCCATTAAATGACGATAAATCAACTTTAATACCAGCTTTATTAGCAATATCAATTGCAATATTTCTTATTGTTTCCATTTCAGGTAATTCTGACTTGTACATTCCTTCCATATAAACGAAACTGTCTAAAGCTTTAATTGTAGTCTTTTTCTCATTTCTATCAGGATCTGATTCTGTAATATAGAAAGTTCCCATATTAACATATTCATATTCAGTTGGCTTATATCCAACTAATTTAGCTGAACCTATCTTAGCTGAGCCTACTTTTGCCGGTTTAACTGAACTGATATCACTTTCTGCATCATGAATTACAACACCTAATTCAATTACGATTTCGTCCATCTCTTCAAACTCTGTAATTACTGAACAAAATTCTATTTCTAAAGAGTTAGAATACGTAGAGCCAATTTGTAGGCTGTCTCCGACCATTGCACCATAGTCAAGTTTTAAATAATTAACATCATTACCAGTGTATACTTTATTTTTTGCAGTTATACGAGTGACGATATTTCTATCCATGCTTTTTATTTTTTCTAAAAATCTTTCTGAAACTTTTAACATGTATACTCCTTTCTGCCTACTGTTCAATAAAGTTCATTTCTAATCCTTCCCACTTCAATTCTTCAAATTTACCATTCCATGAATAAGAAGGAGCTGATCTATCACCTACATAAAATGTTTTAACTCTTTGCCTTCCAATCAAGGGGTCTGGGTATTCAACTTGAAAGAAATTACTTTTTACAGCTTGCAAAATGGAAGAGACCTCTGAATCACTCAGAGGCCCCCACTTCATTGTTAATTTAATTTTCTCTGCAATTACATCTCGTACCATTTCTCCGTTAGCATTTCTGCCGCTAGAATCAGCATCAATTGCTTGTATCCCTACTGAATATTCTTTAGGATATCGAACAGTCTGTCCGTTTATTTTTAACATTCCAGACATAGTTTCACCTCTATATTTCAAGTGCATTATAACCAATTTTCCGATTATACTCATTAATTTTAGAAATAGCAATTCGAGCAAATTCTTCTCCGCCTATGTTTATAATTATATCACCATCCCGATTTTGCGAAGCTGATGCACCAAGAGAACTCACTAGGGACATAATTGCATTAACCAAAGAATTCTCTAGTTTAGAAATACCATAACTATTTACATTATTTGGAGAGGAATTGTTAAAATCAGTATTATTTATTGTACTTTGTGACGAATATAATTGGTCAGGCATACGCAGATTTTTAAAGTCTTTAAATTGATTATCTGGATTAAAAGGATTTGCGCCAGCTGGAACAACCATTTCTCCTTTATGAATCATTGCTAATTGGTCCTCAGGTACCCAAGGCGTTCCTTTAGCATAGCCATGTCCATGACCAATAACTTGAAGCATTCCTGTAACTCCGTATCTGTTTTTTGCATAGTTTATTGCTGCCAATGAATTGTCAAATCCATTAAAAATATTTCCATGACCTGGGAATTTATATGCGTTGAATGTAGCAGATATTGTTTGTAGTAGCCCTTTTGCAAGGTCTCCTGAAATAGTGTTTACATCAACATATCCACCTTGTACTGCTTTTTCATTTCCTCCAGATTCAGATTGCACTTGCCTTAACCAAGCACCAGTATATGTTTCATTAGAAGGTAATCCATTCATACTTAAAGCCTTTTTAATAACAGGCCTCCATCTTTCAACTCCAGTACCTTTTGGGGATTCGCTACCCTCATCAAAGAATTTTTTAACAAAACCGACTGCGCCTTCAGTCATCTTTGATATTCCACCTTTAGCAATTGACAGTGCGGGTTCAAACACTCCAGATAAATCAGTAAATTTTGATACAGCAGCATCTAATACTTTTTTAGGATTGGTTGCATAGTCCCAAATATTCGAAGCTAAATCTTGAAGATTATCCAGCCACCCACTAGTTCCTTTAGCATAATTTGGTATTTGATTTCCTGGTATAACCTGAGAACCTTTAGGTAAGTTAACTAACAAATTTCTTTGTTTAGGGAATAAACCAGCTCTTCCGTCAGGCAGCATAAACATTTCTTGATAACGGCTGCCAGCAGCATCATTAACCATTGCATACCCTCCTGGATGTCCATTGGTACCTTTTGCATACCTTGGAACTTCCCACGCAGTTAAACGATTACTTGATCCTACTGCTCCTAGTACCCAGTTAATACCATTGATGACTCCATTTACAGCGCCCCCAATAACACTAACAATTCCATTACCAATCGCTGCTGCTCCTCTTTTCACAGCATTTACACCTCTGCTTAATCCTGAGCCTATTTTTTCACCCATTCCAGATGCCCAAGAAGCTACACTATCAAATGCATTTTTTGCATTTGATTTGATTGTGCTCGAATAACTTCCCATTTTTTCTTTCATATTCGACCACGCACTAACAGCATTATTTTTTGCTGTATTTGCTTTATCAGATACTGTACTTTTTACATTTTCCCAAGTATCAGATGTTCCTCTTTTTATTTCACTCCATTTATCTGACACATTAGTTTTAATTGTAGATACTTTATCACTAACTGATTTTTTTGTATCTTCCCATTTTTCAGAGCTCCATTTTTTTACACTATCCCAAGCTTCAGATGTAGAACTTTTAATTCCATTCCACTTTTCATTAATCCATTTACCTAATTGTCCTGCTTTTTCTTTTACTGTATCCCAGTTTTTCCAAAGTAACACTCCTGCTGCAATAGCCGCTCCTATCGCTACTGTTATAGGTCCTCCTAAAATACCAACTACTGTACCAATCGCTGTTCCTACTGCAGAAAGCACTCCACTAAGGCCACCAATACTCGAAAGAAAAGTGAAGATTCCAGATAGAACTTCAACAACTTTCACAGCAGCTCCTATTACTTTAATCGCTCCTACAAATGTACCAAAAGCTATAACGAAATTTGAAAAACCTTCTGCGTGTTCTGAAAGCCATTGACCAATTGTAGACAACACATCACCAAGTGATTTCAATACATCAACTACTATACCCCCTGTCCATTCGGCTAGGGGTTTTAATACATTGTTCCAAAAATAATCAAAAGCTGGCTTAAATGCGTCAATGACGCCACTAAGTAAATCAATAACTCCTTTTAACGTATCTAAAAATGCTGGTATTAAATCTTGAATAGTATAGCTTGCTAAAGGTAATAAGACGTTTTTATAGAACCATTCTAACCCTTCTCCGACCTTGTCAGCTAATGGACGAATGCTTTTCAGTAAATTTTTAACACTACTTAATAACGGCGTAAAATCAAGAGTTTTAGCCCAGTCAGCAGTCGCTTTAGTTATACCATTTATGTGACTTAGAATATCATCAATAATTCCAAGAATTATTGAAAAGATTTCTCTTCCGGTATTATTAGATTCCCATGCTTTCTTTAATTGATCAGCAATATTACCTATTGTCTTGAAAATATTCGTATAGATTTCTAATATATTAGCAGCAATTGATTCGCCAGTACCGTCATTCCACGCATCTCTAAAAGCGGTCGCAACACTATGCAAAAGTTCTAAGATAGAGTTCCACATATCAAATATAGATTGTATAAGGGCCGTTCCTCTACCATCGTCTTCCCATGCTCTTCTAAATGCACCTGCTATGTCACCAATAATATTTAATACATCTGCTAATAATATTAGAAGATTTTCAATAAATCGCTGACCTGTCCCGTTAGTCCATACTTCCATAAATGACTTGCCTATAGCTTTTGCCAATCCTATTACTTCTTTTAAAGCATAGTTCCAAGCATCTATTACTTTTTTACCTTGATTATTCCAAGCATCTTGAAATGGTTTGAAAAAATCTTTAAGCAGATTTTTAAAGTTTTTCATCCATGCTGGCGGCTGGTAATCCCCTGTTGCTGCACCAAAATCAGTAGACGGTTTGTTAGGTTTATCTAAGGAACTACCATCCTCTTTGTCATTATTTAGACTCAATTTATTGATTTCGTCAAACCCCATCAATACTCGTTCTAATTTTTTCACTTTTTCCTTAGTTTTTTCTGCAGCATCTCCAGTATCTTCCAATGCTTGAATATCATCATAAAGTCCACTAGCTCCTGTCTTTGCTGCTTGATAAGTAGTTCCAAAAATAGATGCTATAAAAGCTGCAAATTGGCCTGTTAACGTTGCAAGTGCATTCATTAACGTATTAACTGCTGGTAAAATCGCTGTGTAAATGGGATAAAAAGCAGTCATAAGATTAACTTTGATTTGATTTAAAGAATTAGAAAATTGTTCATTGGTCCTAAAAGCTGCAAACAAATTTTTGGCTAATCCAGATATTGCTCTTCCAATTAATTGATAAACAATTAATGATGGTAACAATCCACGCATCGACTGACCTAGCTGTCCAGTTCGCCGAGACATTCCTTGTGTTCCTCGATTAACTTTATTACTAGTTAAAGAAAATATGCTACCGAATTTACTTACAAAACCTAGACTATCTTTAAAACCATTGCCTAATCCTCTTGATCCATGAGAAAGAGCATTTTGCATACGATTAAATACTCCACCATATCTTGAAACTGCACGCTCTGATTGTTTCATTCCGGCTCCTGTTTTAGTAGCTCCATCTACAGCATCTCCTGTACGAATTGACGAAGATCCCAACGCCGTATTAATTCGTGCTAAAGCTTTTCTCAATGAATTAGCTCTATCTTCTGTTTTAGCATATTCTTTTTGCAATCTATCATTGTCATTAATTAATTTATTCATTTTGACTGATTGCTTTTGAATAGCTTCTGCCGTTTTGTCTGATGCAGGAGTATCTTTAAACTCTTTAAAACCATTTTGAAAAGTACCTTTCGGAATCCTTTGGTCTTCATACGTACTTTTTAATCCTTTTATTTTCTTTCTCATAGCTTCTATTTGAATTTCGTTCAGTGCCATTTTTTTCACAATGTTATCTAAAGAACTTGGCACCGAGTCAAATTCAGATTTTATCCCTTTGGCTAATCCCTTTGCTTGATCATGAAATTTAGTCATATTTGCTTGCGCTCTTGCGATTTGTTCATCGTATTTAATTGTTTTTCCCGTATCACCTTTTGCAGATGCATCTTGTCTTTGTGATTTTAAATACGCAACCTTCTCTTGTGCTGCTTTTGCTTGACCCATTTTTGCATTAATTTCATTGACCAGAGCGTCAACCTCTTTAGAAACTTTTGGTTTTGCTTTCCTTATACCTGATGCAAAGTTATTTCCAATATTACTTGATGCATCTTTGGTATTTTTAGAAATAGTATTAGTCATACGCTCAACATTTTTAGACAATTCATCCAATTGCTTACTAAACGCTTGTACGCCTTTATCTATATTTAGATTTTTTTCAGTTTTATCCATGCTATCTTTTGAAGTACCTTCAATTTTTTTTAACATAGAATCAAACTTAGGCCAAACTTTCTCCATAGCTGCATCGATTTTTGATAAGTTAACATCTAGCAGAACTTCTAATGTTTCAAGTTCTATCGCCATATTTTTCACCTACCTTTCTTCAATCATCTTTCGTTTCCTAGTTTCTTTAATAGCCTTGGCATTTTTCATTAAAATATCCTGATCTCTATACATTGAGTCTTCTTGAGTGTTGTATTCTTTTATTCCTTGATTAACCACTTGTTCAACGTCTTTCAAAAAAGGATATACTTCTTCAAACTTAGGGAATTTTTTTGGATCATTAAAAGCATAAACTGCTAATTTTTGTTGAGAGTAATCGAACATTGCTTTTTCTCTCAGCTCGTTTTCTTTACACTTTTTGTTGGCTTGAATCTGTACCATAAGCTCATCAAAAGTCATAAGCCAATATTCTGAAGCTGGGATGCCTGCTTCTACAGCTTGTGGATACATAGCCTCTAGAAGCTCACTTAAAGTGCTGTATGTTACAGCATGCTTTCCTCCTCGGTTACTTCCTGATCCAGAGATTCCCCATTTGTCTCTTCTTTCTCCGTTTTTTTCTTTCCGAAAAAACCAGATTCATCTAAGAAATCATTGATTTCTGCAAATAAATCCATTGTAGTTTTGCCTGAATCAATATATTTTTCGAATGCATCAACCATAACCTTATCTGTTACACCACTCGTCTTATTTGCTCCTTGCAAAATGATGAGTAAACTATTTGCAGGTGGTAATTTAAGTTCCCCTTGTTTTTTTACAAATAATCCCATGATACCTTCATCTAATCGCTTTTCAATGTTAAGAATAGATTTCCCATCTAATCGCAATTGAAGTGTTAAGTCACCAAATTCAAACTCTTTTGTTAAAGGCATAGCTACTAAATTATTTTTTGACATTTACATTTCCTCCTAAATAAAAGAGCAGAGAGTTTCTCTGCTCTTTAAATTGTTGTTTATTTTGTTGTTGGAGCAGTGACAGGTGTAAAATCTGGTCCTTTGGATACTACTACAACTAAATTAAAACCAATAGCTTGATTGACTTCTGCTCCATCAAATTTATAATCTGGTTCTCCTGAAAAAGTTGCTGTTAATCCATCAGGATAGGTAATCGTGAAATCAAATGATTTGCCAGATTTTACCATAGTATGAATATCATTGAAGTTTGTTCCTTGATAAACGATAGCAAATTCTAAGCTTTCACTATCTTGTAATCCTTTAATATATGCTTTTTTTTCTGAACCCAAGTGAGTCACTTCTACTTTTTCAGGGTCTGTTCCTAATGCTGGAATGGATTTTACTGCTGCGATATCTTTTGAAGTTGCCCCATCTTTGTATGACAACTTAGTGCCTTTTGATAATAGCCCTTCAAATGCTGGTTCTCCAGCAAATAGTTGTAAATCTAATTTTTTCATTGTCGCTACCTCCAAATTTTCATTTTTTATAAACATATTTTGTTACATTGTCAACTACACCAGTTAGTTCAATGATAACTCGATGCATATCAGCTGTGTTTGCATCTTTACTAGTACCTGTAAATCCTATAGAATTAAACTTCTCTATAACTAATGACGTCAATGCAGTCAAACTAGTATTTCCATATAACTCAATAGTAATCATCCAAGTTGTCTGTAACTCTTTTTTTTGCGAATCGATTTCTTTTGGTTGTGAGCTAGTTCTATATATCGCGGAAGGGAATGAGGTCCAGTTACTTGGATAATCAGTTGCAACTTTCTTAATCTCTTTAACTTGTGTAAGTAATTGATAAACAATAGGTTTCAAGTCAATCTTATTCATAATTCCCTCAGCCTTTCTTTAACATGCTTTATATATATTTCTGAAGCTTGTTCAATCATTTCTTGAAGTGACGGATACAAGAACGGTCTCGAGGGCTGACCTTTAGTTATGAAAAAATCTTGGCCTTGAATCGTAATTTTTGGAATACCATACATAGCTTCTAAGTCTATTGCTACTTTTTCAGCCGGGATAAACCAAGGTTTCTGCGAATAAACAGGCATTATTCCAGTCGGAATGTCTTTAGAACTTGCTTCTCCAATTTGCCCAGTACCAAACTCTCTGTAAATTGCTTGTTCTTTATCTGACCAGACACGGCCGACAAGATGACCACTCGCATCAACTACAACCTCATTTTTTAAACTTCCTGACAGTTCACCACTTCCGTATTTAATGCTGGAAGCCAAGCGTAGTTCTGCAGCTCCCTGAATCAATTCTGTAAGTTCAAAAGTTGCATCCCATGCTGCATCAGATATTAACTCTGTCGCTTTCTTGGTTTTACGTTTAAGGCGGTCTAAGCCTCTAATCTCAACACCCATTACACTCCTCTTTTCTTTAATGTGATATTTAAATGAGAAGAGAAAGGCTGAATTGATTCAATCTCATAATCTGGATCATTTTCTGGTTTAACATATAAACAAATGCCATCTTTTTCATTTCTATTTGGCTTTAACAAATCTCCTTGATATTTACAGAGTTTGATATAAGGTAAATGTTGACCATAAATTGTAGCTGCTACTTGTCCACCCGCAGACTGAATATTCATGTGTAGTTCATTGAACTCACTTGAATAGGTAACAACGTCATTTCCTTCATCATCTTTTTCAAGATGACGTTTTTTCAAGTAGGCAACAACCAAATTACGTTTTCTTAGACGCATAGTATTTCACAACCTTTCCTATGCGATAGTTATTCAATCCAGATTTTAGCTTTTCAGGAATATCTGTAATAAAACTTTGAGAGACACCACCCTCTGAGCGTGAAGTCTCTCCCTCGTTCCCTTCTTGATTCCAAGTGATTATTACTAGTTGACGAGCGTAATAGTATAGCTTGTCTATCATTTTTTCTCTATTGGTATAATCAAGAACTAAAACAATAGCATCCTCTAACATTCCTTTGATTTTTTCAGATTCAGTCTCATCAATTCCAAGTCGAACAACAAGTGCTTTTGTGTGCTTGATTACTTCTTCTTTATCCATAAAGATTACCCCTTTATTCGCCCGTTCCTCCACCAGGAATAACAGTTTTAGGAACCCAAAGTTTATGCTTAAATTGAACAATACGAACATTTTTAGACTCATAAACACGTTCCCAGTTTCCTCCTGTAGCTAATTCTGCATTCGTAGGTGATGAGCCCGTAACAGTTTTATTTGTAAATTTCACTCCGCGTGGATGCAATAAGAAGTGTTGACGGTTAACTAAAATATCATCTCCAGCCAATGCATCCCGGTCTGTTTCTGTAGGAACAGGAGCTGCCCCATTACCTAAACCAATAGCACCTTGCCCGAAAATATAGGATGTAAAAACATCTCCAGATACTGGCATTCCGTCATCAACAATTACACGTTTTCCCATGTAAGTAGGAATCTTCGTGTTGTTAGAATCTAATAAGAATTCAATCAAGTTTTGCTTACGTAAGTTCGCATAAACAGATGAATGGACTGCGATCGCAGTTAGTTTTTCTTCGGCATCACCTAGTTTATAAGATGCATCTAAGAATGTTTCGCCAGTAAACGCTGAATCATTACCAGTTTCGGCTGAAATATCTAAACTATTTTCATTCATCTTAGTAGAAGCTGCTCCAAACACACCTTTTAAGACGCTTAACAAAGTAGCTTGTTGACGACGTGCCCAATAAGCAGCGACCAAATCACCGATCGCACGCATAGGATCATCCCCAGATAGAGCCTTAGATAAATCATTTACTTTCCATGCTTTACCTCGCATTAAAAGAGCAGCGACATCTTGACTAGCAGTAATTTTATCTGTTTCTAAAGAATCTGTATCAGATAACACTTCATCTTCACCAGTTAAGTCTTGCCAAAACGGCATGTTAATCAGCTTACCACCAGCAGTTGCTAACGCATCTAGTTCTGGGTCTTTCACAACAATACCTGACTGATACAATGCTGATAATTCAGCTGTACGTTCAATAACATAACTATTGAATACCTCAGGTACGATGACATCTTCGATCTTCGTTTTCGCTGCAAATATTTGCAAATTCATTTTAATTAAACTTTTTTTCATTTTTTCTCCTACTTTCTATTTATTAACTAATGCTTGTAAAGCTTTAGCTTTTTCTGGGTCTTCTCGTAGCAATCTTCCTTGTTCTGTAAGGTTTAAAGTTTCAGGCGCAAAAGGGTTTATGTCAGGAATAGATGCATTCGATCCTAGCGGTGAATCAACCGAACTCAACAGTGCCTGGTCAACAGCAATTTTTAACGCTTCGTCCCAAGCCTTTTTAAACGTTTTGACATCTTCTAAAATTTCTTCTGCTGTATCACCTTTAATACGCGAAGCTAATTCTTTGCTAATTCCGATTGACTGCAACTGGTTACCTTTTTCTACAAATAATTGTTCCTGTCTAAATGCTTCTTTTTCCTTTTCGAAATCTGACTTCTCTTTGTTGAGTAATTCTTTTTGTCGTTCTTCCTCACTAAGTTTTGCTAAACGAGCAGCTTCATTTTTTTCTTCTTCGAGCTCTTTCTGCCAACGTGACTTTTTGCTTTTGACAATAGAATCAACTTCTTTGTCATCTTTAAAACCAAATTTTTCTTTAATTGCTGTAATTTCTTCATCGCTCAACTCATCTACATTCAACTTTTTGGATGTTTCAGAACCGTCTGGAATATCTGTTTCATCTTTTTCAGCAAAGAATTGTAGATTTAATAGCAACAGTTTTTTTTGTTCCATAATTAGTACTCCTTCCATATCTTTTAAAGTGGATAAATGCTTGCACTTCCGGAGCTTTTAACGTCATCACGCTTGGACATATAAAAAGCCCAGCAGTTGCTGAGCTTTCGTTTCTATCAGTTTATAACCTGAGGTTCAATTATTATTAATCATAGCCAAGTCTTTAACGTCTGTGACTACTTCTATATAATAAAAACTAAATCATGTTGTAGTTGATCTTATGTTTTCTATTCTTTTAAAATGATATATTTAACCACTGTTAGTAAAATAATTAATTAAGTTTAATCTATACCTCAGCCTCTTGTATTAACTGCTGTTTAGCAATTTCAACCATACCAATAACCTGCGTTGTACTCAATTGAGTGTAAAACGTACTGATGTAGCCGTCTTTGTCCATTCCTACAACTATGATACTGTCTGCATCTTTAAAGAATTCTTTCGATTTATTCATAAACTCCTCGTTACTAACACCACGTTCTTTCTTGCGTTTCAATTCTCTAAAATCCAAATAAATCACAACCCTAATATTTTTTTTTTTTGCAAGGCTATCTTTTCTTCTGGATACTTTTCTTTAAGCTTATCCATCCACTCATTATAAGTAGTTGCACCTCTGATAGGCATTGTATCGCCACTAATTGGATCTATAGCTTCCCTAGGAAGGTTCAATATTCGTTTACTATAGATAATGGCAATTGTTCTACACCAGGGATGGAATGGAGGATATGTTCCGTTAGCCCCATTAACAACCGCTTTGGAAACTAAATAGACTTTATGATCTTTATTTTTACAGATTTTAGAAGTTTTCAAATCTAAAACTGCGACAAGCATATAGTATTTTATGCCTCTATTTTGCCATGCTTTAAGTTTCGCTTGATTTGACATATAATTCGCTTCTGTACGAATCAAACGCCTTGCAACACCAATAGATCGGTCAAACTCTCTAGCTATTGTCTTAGCCATTTCAAACTCTGACATTCCTGTCATTGACTCAACTGTGAACAACGCTTCTAGCCTTGTTGCTAAAGCTTCAGTATCACTCCACAAACGTTTAGAATAATTTGATCCATGCCAATGACTATCAAGGATGTTCTTTGTGTATCTAGTCGATAACTCTTTAAACTGATAACCTTTTTTATTCCATACTTCAATTACAAGGCCGTTCTTAGCATTTTCTTTAGCTTGTCGAATAACTGATTCAGCAGTTGCTTCACGATAGGATTCATGAATAACATCGATATAGAACTCTGTTTGCTTTTCTAGTTGTACATTAGCAATTTGTTTAGAAACTAAAAAAGACTTGGCTTTTAAGTCCTCAGCTTTAGTTATTCGTTTTTTAAATGCTAAACTGGTTAACTTTTTCTTGGCTTCTTTTTGTAGAGTAGTATTACTTATTTGTTCAGACAAGACCTTTAACTTTACAAGTTCCGAAGGGGATACAGTTTCGTTCAGCAATTTCCTTGCTTCTTTTTCATCTAACCCTGTACGCTTTTTTGACCTATCAAAGAGCTTTCGGGTTTGTTTAGTCAAGTAGTATTGTGCTTGACGATAGGCTATTATTAATTTATCCTCTAGCGCTTTTGCCCCATCATTAATTCTTTTTTCCGCTTTAATATTTCGTAATTGCCAGTATGTTTGTTCGTCCTGTTTCTTTTTTTTAGCCATTTAATTAGCTCCTGATTTTTCATCACGATTAACTATTTCTATATGATTTGGATATTCTTTTGCTATTTCGCATAAGTTTTCATAAAGAACAGTCACTATATACTGAGAATCTTTGATAATACCTAACTGAATAGATCCATCAACATCAATCGTTGCGGCATGTTGCTTTATCAATACATTAGTCACAGCTATATATAGAGCTGATACACCAGCACAAATAATATCTTGTCCTTTTGGGGCAAAGTTTGCATGTCCTGAAATGGAATAACTTACATACTGATTATCTTCCTTTTTAAATATTGCTGTAATCATCGTAATTATCCTCCTCAGAACCTTTATCTAAATCGCTATGGCTATCTTTAGCTTGTACACCTAACGCTTTCTGATTGAGCTCAATAGCTTTCTCTTTTTCAGTATTAAGCTGTTTTAGAACCTCATCAACATCGTCTATATCAGGCAACCATCCCAAAAGAACTTTAAGGGGCAAGATGCCAGCTTGATAAGCGCTAACGATTTGATTTATAATATCGCTAGTATTGACAGGTAAATTAGGCTTAAGCTTGATTTTTGTTCCTTGAGCATCAATAGAATTATCTTTAACTTTTAGAATGGTTTCAAATAGTTCCAATCGTTTCCTCAAACCTTTAATCATGTATCTTGATTTAACAGACATGAGTTGTAGCAAGCCAAACAATTTATATTTCATCGCTTCTCCACTAACATTACCTGAAAACTTTTCATCATTCATATCTGGCACATACGTAATCTTATGAATATCATCTAGAATTGCTGATCTTAAAAGATTCACTCCGTCTTCATTTAATTCTTTAGTAAGATAACCAGCATCTACTTCACTTGGCAACGCACCTGTTTGAAGCATTTTTTCTTTTGCTAACTTTTCACCATCTCCATCTTCCAACATAAACCCTCTTATGAATAAAATTGCGTCAACAAAAGCTTCTTTATCATTTAATCGATCAGATTGCAGTAGATTGTAAGCGTCAATTAATGATATAGCTTGTTCAAAGTCTCCTTGCTTCTCTTCGTTGTTTCGGTATTCAATCACCGGAACTGCTTTAAAATAATGTGGTTTAGCATTTATAAACAAGTACTCACCAGATCCTCTTGATTTAGCATGATAGGTTATCACTCTGTTGTCGTTATAGTACTTAATTACATAATGATCTATCCCCCCTTGAAGTGTTAACACTGGCTGATAATGAACGGCAAATAAAGGATTTTTGTCTACTGTATCGTCTGTCACTAAAAAGATACCTCTTGGATCAATACATTTGATTTCTAGCTGTGTAGCATCATTATCCTTAGTCTTTTTCAAATATACAAGCTCATATCCAACGCCAAATGTAGACAAATCTTTCTCTAGTTCAGTATCATGAGAGACTATATCTACCCGATCGTAAGCTTCTAAAATAGGCCCAATATTTTTATCTGACTCTGCAACATATGAAATTGGATTACCTACCATAAAGCCTACATTCATATCAACAACATATTTTGCATGATTGATCAGAACTTTATTATTAGGTGCTCCTTCATTTTCTTTTGTTCGTTTTAAAATATCATGTTTACCATCATAATAATCTGATAGTTTTTGTAATCTTAATAATTCTTCCACATGTTTGTTGATACAAAAATTAAGAAGTTCAGCTGAAGGTTTATTCAAATCGCCAGCTATCTGTCTATTAACTACTATTGACACAATATCACCTCTCTTAAAATCCAAATTTAACTTTATTCGTAATGCTTACTTTTATATTTCTCATATCATCGCTAAATGCATATCGCGTAGCATCGATTGTGTGATTATCTTTATCTTCTAATCTTGGCTTAGGATTGCCATCTTTATCAGTTTGATAATCAATGTTTTCAAATTCATGTGCTATGTTTGGTGTTCTCAAAGGGTCTATACAAATGAAGTCTAGATCGTCAAGCCATCCTTCCCCATATTCAACTGAATCAGGTCCCTTTTTCACTCCATATAGTTTCTTTATGGAATGCTCATTAATAAGCTCAGCTATCGATTTTGGTTCAGCCGAATCTGCACCAATCCTATCAGCTTCATATCCTTTTGCTTTTACTTTTTTAGCTAATTCCCGATTGCTAATTTTCACACCGTATATCTCATCAATAGCATAGATTCCATTTTTCTTTTTATCATAATGCCATCTAACAAATGCTAATGGATCAGTAGCATAACCGAAGTCAAGACCGTTTCTGATATTATCAAAGTTAGCTACCATCTCATCAGTAATACAACCTTTTATTACTCGTAAATTATCAAACGGAACAACTCCTGAACCAATAGCTTTGCCGTCATACTCCCACTCAGCACGTTTCGGATTCTTAGCTCTCGTGGCATTAACTTCTTCAATAAATGCTTGAGCTATGAATGGATTATCCTTATATGTTGAATGATGAACAAAAGTATTCTCAGGTTGGAAGCTAGATTCATATTTCTTATTAACCCATGATTGTCGTCGCTTAGGAGGATTGTACGAATAAAAAAATTTATAAAAAAGACCATCTGCTAATTCACCACGTAGCAATGAGTTAGTTATGGTTTTTACATCATCTTCAGTTTTAAACTCGGCTAATTCCTCAATCCAAGCTATAGCAAATGGAAATCTTGAATCTTTTAATGACTTAATCCTTTCTGGATTCTGTGCACCACGAAAAACAATATAATTCCCCCTGGGTTTATAGGTGATTTTCATAGGACTTTTATTTACTTTAAAATACTTAGACACACCTTGTTCTTCAATAGCCCACTTAATTTGTTCAAAAATAGATAGCTCAATCGTATTATCAACATATCTAATGGCCACAGCATTTACAGGATATCTCATAATCAATTGAACGATTATGTGTGCTATGCCAGATGATTTACCTGACCCACGGCCACCTTTTTCAACAACATGTAATATATTTGAGTTTAATGCTACCCTCCAAGTAGTATGAAATGCTTTAGGAAGAAATTCAGATAATTTTTTACTCATATTCATCACCTGATATATCATCGATGAAAACTGGCATATCCATGTCTCCACTTGTAGCATCTAAACTAGCTTTAACTTTTTCAGTTTGAACCTTCAATAGTTGTAATTTGGCATCATTTGCTAGCAAGGCATTCTGTTGCTTAATAGCCTTTGTTAACTGATTGCTAATTCTTGTCAACGCATCTTCAATAGCCAGAATGTCATCTAGTTTTCTAAATGTCTTACGAGTTATTTGCACATCTTTTAAAACTTCTCTCTTGACAGTGACAACTTTTCCGCCAATCGAAGATGGTTCTTTGACTTTTCGCAACTGTTGCAGTCGTTCAACTTCTTCATCGTTTAAGCCTTTCTCAGCCTCTTTAATACGTTTCATCATTCTAAACTGGCGAATTTTAAGCAGGCGAATTTCATCATTCAAAATAAAAAAAGGATCATCATTCAGATTAGAATAGATGTCCTTTTCTTCGTCAGATAACATATCGGCAAATATTGTTTCGTATTCGCCAGTTTTAATAGCGTTCTTATTACCTTTAGGAGGAGAACCTCCTTTGTTCCCCTTAGCATTTTTATTACCTGGCGGCGCTCCACTTTTATTGGTAACGTTACTATTCGATTTAGTAACGTTACCTTTTAATTCTTCCGCCCATTTATCAACAGATTTCCATTTCCTGATTTGAGAATCAGAAACATTTAGTTCACTAGCTAATTCTTTAAGAACCTTTTTCCCACCTGAATCTAGCCATATTTTTTTAGCTTCATCACGACGAGGGTCTCTTTTTCTAGCCATCCATTAACACCACCTCACTTTTCGCTTCAATAGTTGAGTTTGTTTTCGAAAATCAAATATACTTCTCTACATTCTCTTGTACATGTTTGTCACTCCAACACCCATGACCGCAATATACCAACTTGCAATAGTCAATTTCTTGTGGTGTAGCTTCTCGTGTCATCTCAATGATGGAATATTCTTTCTTAATCTGCACCGACATTACTACCCGTTTATGTTGGTTTTTCATGGGTTTCGGATAATGGTGGTTCAGGGATATGTACCAATAATTATCCATCCTTCATTCCCTCCAAACAAAAAAAGAAGCCATCAAGGCAATCTCTTTTATTCTTCATTCTTATTTGTTATAATTTTATTAGGTAGCAACTCCTTTTATTTTTAAATCAACACCTTATGTAATTCATGATTCCATGAAAAGACACACAATTAGCTACCTAACCGCTAGTATGTCACCACTAGCGGTTTTTATATGCATCAGACAAGACAATTAATGAATGATTTGCTATAATTTATTCACGGGTAGCAACATACCTTAGAAAATTTCTTGCACATGAAATTCCTCATATCGTACTAGCTACCTAACCACCCATGATTAATTTCACTGGTGGTTTTTTTGTATGTAAAAAGAGACATCCCGCAAGCGGATGCCTCTCGTGAAGGAAAGAAACATCTATTGACGTTTCCTAATTTATTTAAGTGGTTTTGCCACTTATTGGCGGGACAGGAGTCGAACCTGCATGTACTTGATTAAAAATCAACCGCTCTCACCAATTGAGCTACACGCCATACCAGAAGGAGCTACCTTCTAGCAATTGCTAATAAATCAAATTAACCTTTACACACTCTCGTCAGAATGTTTTCCCATCAGGACGTAGCTTTCGCAGACTTTCACGGCTAAAATGATTATGTCACTGGCAAGGATTTGCACCTTGCATGATTAGATTTATCCGATGGGCCAAAGCCCTACATACGAACTTATACGTTGTTCCAATGTCTAATCTCACGTACGAGCGTCTACCTATTCCGCCACAGTGACTAAACTTAACTCTCGCAAACCTGTAGAAAAAAGAGAGAGGAAATTCACCTCACTTCTTTAGTTTTATAATTGGTGGTTTGCGAGAGAATCTAAATGAGATCACAAGTGACTAAACGAAGAAAGTAGATTTTTTTACTTCCTTGTAATCTCAAATCAAAAAAATAAGTAGGCAATCGTTCCGTTAATGTATTTGTGTAAGTGTGTCGCATTTCTTATTTTTTTGACACTATCATAATAACCCGTTTAGAAGGTATATGAAGTGTAGATAAAGTGTATAAAAAAGGTATAAAAAGTGTAGCAAATGGCTACTTAAAAGCAACCAATTCCAGTGCCGAAGCAAATTGAACACTGCTTATTTTATATTAATTTACGAAGTGTTTTACCTTCATCATTTAAGAGCCATACTGCAACAATTTTAAAATCTTCGTAATATGGCAGGTTAATTGCAGTTGTTTGCTCCTTGCCAAATGTAATGACAATCGGGTTACTATTGTTAAAAACTTTAACTGCGTCACTATCACAAGAAGTCCCTGAAACCCCTCCGATATAGTCCACTAAAAGTTTCGCTGCTTCTTTACCTTCTAATTCTTTTTTATTAAACTTATCAATTTGCAATAACATATAAATCTTCCTTTCTGTCTGTCTTTTTTTGCATATGCTAGCAATCGCCAAATATATCCCTTGCAAACTTGTAGAAAAAAGAGGAGGTTATTCACCTCACTTCATTTTATTGAGAACGTATGTCTGCAAGTGACCATCGAAAGTCAAATCAAACGGTGACTAAACCAGAAAGTGTTGTGTAATGTGTCCATTTCTTTGACTTTCGATGTTACTATATTAGCACTCAAATTCGTATAAAAACCGCCAACTTTCCGCCAAAAAACCGCCAAAATTTTATTTATAGGCAATTATTTTTCCATTGCGGTAAGCTTCTGCGAATTCAATCAAAGCTTCTGATTTCATTCTTTGAATACTTCTTTCGGAATAGCCGACTTCTCTAGCAATCTTGTAATTAGAGTAATGGTCCTGCACACAGAAACTATAGTGCAAAATTTGTCTGCTAGTTAGGCTTAATGCCATAAGCCCAGATAAAATTGCGTCTCTTTCTGCTTCTGCATCTGCTAATTGTACTAGCGCATCTTCTGCTTTGTTCCCATGACTTTGGCTTTTAGGCATATCTGTAATAATTGGTGATTTTAAATCTATCAAAGAGCGACCAGCTATTCGCTCTAAACGTCTAAAATTCTTCAACACATTTCTGGCATTCGCTTTTGTTTGTCGAAAATCTACTTCTTTTAGCAATTGAATCAAGTGGAATCGCTCCTTTTGTGGTATAATAACTATGTCGAAAATATTTCTCACAGCCGGAGCAATCTGGCTTTTTTTATTTTCTACTAAATAAACTTTTTACAATACGTACTATGAGATAGTATTTTCAAATACATTTACTCATGATATAATCATATTAACTTTCTTGGGGATTTTATTTCTGAAATAAATTTCTCCTTTTCTATGATAACTGGCGGAAAACAGTTATCGATAGTTCCTGTCTCCACCAGAGACACAATGTCAACCTTATTTGTTGGCACTATTAGCACTTTACTTGGGAAAAGTGCTAACTACCACATTAGTCAGCCATTGGTCGGCTGGCTTTTTGTTTGCAAAAAATCAGCTAGTTATTGTAAAAAAGTTGCAATAAGTTAAAACTCCAATGTAATTGGCCTCCCGTATTTTTAAATTCTCCATTCGCCATCTTTTGTATTGGTTTTATTCATATGATTTCTTTCATCACGAGCAATTGTATAATCGAAAAATAAATCGGCTTGCTCTGCTCCATGTAAGTATTCAACATAAACGCCATCGACTTGCCTTCCTATGATATAAACTTCTGGATAACTCATACGCTGGAACCTCCTAAATATAGCCCTAATCCCAAAATAAACGAGCATGAAAGGAAATAAACGAGGTCACTGCTTGTTATGTCATTGCTATACACGAAATGGCTCACGGTTGCTTTTGCTACAAGAATCATTATTGCAATGCCACTAACTTTATTTATTACTCTTTTCCAGTTGCGTTTCATTTATTCACCATCCACCTTCACAGCAAACGGCCAATAGCGCTCATCAACTGCTTTGATTTCTTGTTCTGTTAACATATCCACCTTTTCCTTACATGTCGTAAAATCAATTGCTCCCGCTAAATTTAAAAAAGTATATCCTGTGTTAGTCGCCCCTTTGTCTGGTAATAAAACGTGATATAAAGGTCCCTTCTCGACTTCGTAGCCGTCAAGCCATGCGTGAGCAAACAACTCATGATTTTCAAAAGTATCAAGCCAGTCTGATACTTCTTTAGCTTTTTCTATATGCATCGTATCTCTAAGCTTACTTGTTGCTGAGCAATACAGAGTGCACTCTAATCCTTTGCATAACTCAATCCATTCTGCCACGAACTTCGGAACAACGACTTTTTTCGGTTCGTCTAGCTGTTTTGCTAAGCTAATTGCTCTTTCGTTGGCATAGTCAGCACCTCTCAAATAATCAAGGCTGTCTGTAGAAACTTCTATGCATTCTAACTCTTCAATCAATTCTTGTTTATTCATCGCTGTTCCTCCTAAAATTTCAGACTGTCGCCTATCATTTTATTTAATTCATAAAGGACCTCGTGTGGTAACACCGCTTGTACATTGACGCCAGTTTCATCACATTTAATGTCTAATGTGTAATCAACACCCGTCTCCTCATTTTTACGATAGGCTTCTTTTTCAAGATAAACTTTGTATAAATGCCTACTATTGACAACAATATTTTTTTGTTGCACATTATTGCTGACGTTCTCGTCATATGTTATTTCGTAGCTCATTCCGCTTCCTCCTGTTCCCAAACCCACTGGCTAAATGACTGTAATACTTGAGCTAATTCATCATCATTTAAATCACCATATGCATAAGCTACTTGCTTATACTTCATTTTTCCACCAGTAGTTGATAAAAACCCCATAATTTCGATAACTTCACGTAATCCGTTTAATTTGCATGATTCTTTCAACCAATCAAGCACAACATGTTGATTTTCGTTGAGTTCTGGTTGTTCATCTTCAAAAGATTTGATGACGTTTTCTGCTAATTCCATGCACTTGTAAAAATATTTTTCACCCACTCGATCATCTAACATCGTGCCTACTTCGATGTCATCTTCTGCAACAACTGTATTTGTTTCTCTGATAATTTCATCGTTACCGTTTAAGTCATTATCATGAATAAACTCGTGGAATAACGTACTCATCTTTTTACTCATTCTGTTCCCTCCAATAGTTCTGGGTTCTCGTAGACATTTCCGATAACTTCATATTCTTCGCTGTCAATGAATCTAACAGATGTTAATTTTCCATTTCTTAACATTTTTTTGCAGAATGAACCTTTTTCAAATACAACGATGCTATCATTTATATGCGATTCGAAAGGAATGTAATATAATACATCACCCTCAAAAATTTCAACGCCGTTCTTGTCTTTCAACCCTGTTGATTGCATGAGAACATATTTATCAATCATTCCCCACATGCCATTTTCTAGATTGATAAGAGGCGCTATAAATCCTGTATCATCATCAATAGTCCATTCTACATTTTTATCTTCATCTGGATAATACATTATGTTTTCTTTTACTGAATATGCTCTAAACTTTGGAATCATCTTCTTCACTCGCTTTCAACTCTTGTTTGCTTAAATATTCTTGGAATCTCACTTTATCTTGCACATTCCAAACGTGGTTACCATAGTTTTTATACTCAGTTCTAGGCATTTTTTTATAAGGGATTTTTTCACGTTGGCAATGTGCGATTAGAGACGACATCTTAATGTTTAATTTTGTGCATATTTGGCTGAGGTAGTAATCTTCGTCAATCAAACGTCGGATTTCTGTATCTAGCTCTTTAATCTTCTTGTGCTTTGTCAGCCCTAATTTTTTAGCCCTAAACTCAACAGCTCCAACTGTACGATTTAACCTATCAGCTATATACTTATTTTTCATAGATAAATAGTGCTTTTTTAAGAACTCATCCTCTTTTTCAGACCATAGACGGTGCATGTAGCATCTAAAATTATCTTCTTTTCGCATTTTGCACAATTTTTTTCTAATCGCATTGGTGCTTCTATTTAAGTGCTTAGAAGCTTCAATTAGCTGAGTATCGTTTTCAAAAACAAAATATTCTAAATACACTAGTTCGTCTTCTGTCCATTTTCTATACATGAAATCACCACACTAGGAAAGTTGCATCAATGCACCAAGAATCTTTTCATCATCCTTACTCTGTAATTCATCAATGATATGCATATATGTTTCTTGAGTAGTAGTCACGCTTGAATGTCCTAGACGTTTAGCTATGCTATGAGTTGACACCCCGTCAGCGAGTAAAATACTTGCATGTGTATGTCTAAGTCCGTGCATTGTGATGACAGTGATTCCTGATTCTTTGCATTTTCTGATCAGGTGGGAATTGTATGTTGAATTGAAAATTCGTTTATATTTGCCTGTCTTTTCATCTCGATTTACAAAAATCAATTCATCTTGAGGTAAATTTTCAATGAGCGGTTTAAACTGACCAACTATTTGCCAATCGATGCTTATCGTTCTAACAGAACTTTTGTTTTTCGTATCCTGAAAAAACATTGTAGAATTTTTGTAGTTCAATGTTTTATTAATGCTGACGGTATTTCTGGTCCAATCAAAATCAGCTGGTGTTAACGCAATGGCTTCCGCAAAGCGCATTCCTGTTTTTGCAACCAGTAAAATGAACCAATCCATATTTATCCCTTCGCCAAGTTCTAGTGATCTCAACAGCTTTTGTAGTTCGCCTTTTTGCAGGAATTTTTTCTTTTTTGGTCTCGGCGGTATTCCTTTGATAATCGCTTTGTAGGTTGGATCACGTTTAATTAGTCCTTCGTGATACATATCTCTTACACAGCTGCCAATTTGGTGATGAAAATCCATTGTTGTCTGCCGCTCATGTGTCAGAGCGTATTCATTAAGGATGCTTTGATAAGCCTTTCTATCTAATTTATCTATCGTTAAATCAGGGCAAATTTCAGTAAGGTGTTTGTGGGCTATATAATATTTACTAACTGAGATATCTCTAATTGCACCGACTTTGTAAGTTTCAATCCATTCTAAAAAATAGCCAGCAAAAAGTCTGGGACGTTTGCTCATTCGTTTTCTCCTCCTAACACGCTGGGACTTTCGATGTGATCAATAGCTTCTTCCAGCCATTCTCTGACTTGAAACTCTCTTGTGACCACATCGCTGTGCGGCATAACATTTACATCGCTAAAAGCCAACGAATCATCTTTTGAATTTTGTAAAAAGTAAATCTGTTTTATTTTTCTGTCTAGCGAATCACCGTGGACTACGGTGGCATTCATCCCACGAATAGCAAGATTGAACAGCAGGAACGGAATGGTTCTATCAGATAACTCCTCTAAATCGTAAAAAGTCATTGATGGTTTATATTCAAAAAAACCAATAGATAGTCTGTCTGCTCGCCATTTTTGTATGATCATTCCACCTGTCCCAGAAGCTACTTCATGTGTCAACCCACTTCCAGGCCCTACGATTTTTGCAATCACTTCCCCAATTGAATTTGGCGTAAAATCTTGCTTCTTAACTTTCCGATCAGCATGTTCGTCTTGAAAATATTCGTGAAACCAATCGAAAGTTAAATCTTTTTCTATTTCTAAAAATTTGTTAAACACGATTTCTCGTTTATCGCGACTTAGTAATATATTCATGAGCGCTTCTGGCGCTTTGTAGGCATCATCAACACCTAGCAATTCATTTATTTTTTCTGTTGTTAGTTTCATCGTTTTTAAAGGAGCAAAAAGCTTTTTATGCGGCCGCAAACTCCACTCCTTTCTATTTATTTTTTCTCTAGAACCTTTTTAAATATGTCATCCACTAATTTTTCTGGAATATTTGATCGTTCATTATAGCTTTTGGAAAAATTCCCCCAAGCAATTTCTTGTTTAATAACTTTATTTTTCAATCCCAAATGGATATTACTAGCAAATTTCGTGGGCTTCTGTAATGGATAATCATAATTGTTATACCTGGTTAAATTTTTAAATGGCAGTTTAAAATTCAAGACATCTTCGATATATTCCCAAATTTTGCCACTAGCGGGGTTCTCAATGATGAAATATTTTGGTTGGTACTTTTTTATAATTTTTATAGTATTAAAAACCGTTAACTCTCCATTCACTCTTTTTAAAAATTGCCTTTCATAAACATAATTAGTATCTTCGTAATCTATTGTGGTTCTTATAGTAAACGGGCTTGGTAATATCTGTGGTGCAAATAAATTATCTGTTACATCTTCTCTTTTCCAACAAGCATTACCATTTTTCATTGCACTAGCTACTGACCAGCTTTCACATGGTGGGCTTGCAATGATTAAATCTGGCTTTGGTAATTTGTCTAAAACTTTGAATAATTTATTATCATTAAACATATAAGAATAGTCCGCTAAATTCAGATGAATAAAATGGTCATTCTTATTTTCAATATCCAAACCTATGCTGTATATTTCTATATCTTCAAACTTTTGTGCAGAACGCTTATAACATCCGTTCCCACTATCAAATAGTGCCCATACTATCATAATTTCAAAGGAGTAAAGAATTCTTTACTGTGGCCACAAACTCCACTCCTTTCTGATTATTTGATTAATACATAAAATCCATTTTTCTTTGCAACGTCTCCTCGAATTCCCAAATGGCCTTCCAACTCTTCAAAGGTCCTTTTTGTAATTTTGGAAAGTTGCGTGTCATACCCCAAATTTCTAAGTGTCACGTATTCCTCTGGTGTTAATTGGTCTAAATCTATTGCCACAATTGGCGGAAAACGTTCAGCCGACGGCTTAAATGTCACACTAGTTAATTTCATTTTTTTACCTCACAATTTACCGCTTTATTTTTCGATTTAAGGCGTTTTAAATCATTTATGATTAATTACCCTAAACTAGTTTTAAAATCTAGCTACGGTTAAATCACGTTACAAAAAACAACAAATTATTTCTTCTTCATCCAAGATTGATTGCTCTTGGTTTTCTTTTTAGGTTTTTCTTGAAATGATTCTTCTTTCACTTTTTCAAGTAATTGTTTTGGCTTTTCTGGTGGAATTACAACGTTTACGACCTTTCCACCTGCCACTTCTGCAGCAAGATTCGCTAATTCATCGTCTGTAAAATGCATCGCCTGCTTAATTTGATTAGTGATGTTACCGTCTTTATCCAGATATCCACTACATTTCACTACTTTTACTTTTTCCACGTGATCACCTACTCTGTTTTTAATGTACTGCTTCAATTTTCGTATGCCTTTCCCTCGGTCTTGTCCTTTGCGGACAACCCAAGTGCCATTTATCCCGAAGTAATCAATGACACCTACAGGCGTTTCAATCGCAAATTGGCAACTATCTTCGAAGTATTCAAAGGGATATCCTAGCTCATAAATATTTTTCATTGCCTCTGTACTCATGAATTGCACATGAAATTTTCTTTTGTTTTTTAATTCTTGTGTTGGGTACTTTGTCATTATCTCTTTCCACCCCAAACCTTACAAATCGGATTCTTTGACGAATACTCCGTTTACCATTTCCCCTTGCCGATTTTTAATTTCGCTGTATGCTTGATTTAAGCATTCGTATAAGTCCATGTTATTTTGCATAGCGAGAATAATTAACGTCACAACCACATCACCTATACCATCTCTTAGATCATTTTCATTATTTCTTGCCAATGCAGCGCCAACTTCTCCGACTTCCTCAATCACTTTTAACATTTGCTTTTCTGGCTCTGCTTTATCTAAATGCTTTTCTTTCGCCCATTCTTCTACTAATTTAACTAATTCGTTCATCATTTCCCCTCCATGAATTCTTTTATTTGTCTATCAAGTTCCGCTTGCTCTTCTGGCGATAACTTTTCTTCTTGCTGGTTATTTGATTCTTTTGCCCATCCTGGTAAATTTTCAGTCCTAACATTTTGACGTTGGTAAGTCGTTCGTTGTTGGCCCCGTTCTTTTTCATTCTTGATTTCAAATTTTAGTTTTTCAAACTGCGCTCTTAGCTTAGAAGCACTTCTAATGTTTCCAAACCAGAATGAATTTGTCGGTAACCAATCAAGAACATAGTCAATTGCTGCAATAGTTTGTTGATCTCGTTCTTCGATTAGCCTAAACGTGTCAGCCCACTTTTCAATGTTCACTCTTTTCATTTCACTCGGAAAATCATTGATTAAATTATTTTGTAATTTTTGAGCAAGACGTAAATGTTCGTCAGAATATTTACAAGGAGATTTCTTTGGCTCTTCTTTATTATCTTTCTCTATACTCTTATCTCTATACTCTAACTCTATACTCTGGGCGACATTTTCAGGACATTCAGAGGACAATTTAGGGACATTGTCCACCTTTGACCTTTGCAAGCGTTTTTGTTTGGCTGCTTCTGTCTCAGATCCAACTAGTTCATTAAGTTGATTGATATATATTTCACCAGTATCGAGCAACTGTATTAGTCCTATTTTCTTAAATAAATCCATCGCAACTTTTACAGTGTCGACGGTGGAATTTGTGACCCTAGCGAGTGTCTCGGCATCGTAAGGGATTAACATGCTGCCAACGTTCCTTACTAACACCCCATCAGTTTTTAAAGATTTCAAACATAATTTTAGGTATATTAAGCAGTACTCTTTTCCGTTGGGTTGTTCTTCTAACCATTCGATTGTGTCTTCTTCAAAAAAGTTTTCTTTCAATTTAAGCCAGTAATAACGCTTTTTCTGTTTATCTGACAACGTATGCCCTCCTTCCATTTAAACTCCAATATGCAATTTCTTTATTGTTTCTTGATTTAATTTAATCCCTTTAACATGATATTTTTTCTTAAATGCTGTAATACCAATGTTGTGTTTTTCTGTGTGATGGCATCGACATAAACCAGCGTAAGTGTATTCTGTATGGTCAACGCTTTTTCTTTTGCGTCGACCTAGCGCTTTATCGAAATGGTCAATATCTGCACCAGTTTTGCCACAAATACAACAAACTCGGTTAGTGATACATTTATAAAAGTAATATTCTTGATTTGCTGGTAAAATGTCGTACCCTTTTTTGAAAGGAATATTATTTTCAAAGATGAAATTCAAGATAATGTTCGCTAAAATGGTTGCATCGTCCATTGTGTTCGTTGAGTCGTTTCTGAGGCTAATTTCATAGCCTTGTAACGCTTCAAACCTGAGATAGAACATTTCCTTTAACACTTCCGTTTCTTGCCCTGTGAAAGAGAATATGTCCTCTAGCATTGCAAAGATAAATCGACGTTGGGCAACACTAAATTTTCTCGGATCAATAAATCTTATTTCAACTTCTCTTGGCCCTGTATAATCAAAATACATGGTTTTTAATCGTTCAATATTTATTGCTTCGTTTATTACTGCTGTTATTGAGTTGTTTTTCAAACTCTTAATAACAGCAGAATAAACATTGTTTAGGTTCATTCAATCACTTCCACTTGAATCCCGTTATTAATAATAAAATTGTTTAGAGCAACTAACTTTTGATGCTCTGCTGTTAGTCTTAACGTAACTGTTTTCTCTTGTTGTTTTTTGCTGGTTTTTGGCGCTTTTTCCGTGATGATTTCACCTGTCGCAGTGTCAACCGTTTTATTGTTGATTGTTTCAGTTTTCAAAGCAGCAATGGCTTCGTCGTGTTCCCTTTTTGCTCTTTCACGTTCTTCTTGTTCTTTTTTTAAAGCAACGGCGGAATCAATTTCTTTTATCAGTTCTGGTGCAGTAGACCCTTTATCGATTAATGCGACCCAAGAAAACGAGTCAAGGCCAACTGCCTTAGCATAATTTTCAACAATGAGCTTATCGTTTTTTATACGTTCTTTTTCAGATGCAACTGCTACCATCGATGCCGCTATTTCCTCAATAGTTTTCTTATTTGGTTCACCTTTAACTGTGAAAGCTGTTTTATTAGTCCACGAACTAGGAATTTCAATTTCGTCAATGGATACATTGTAGTTTTCAGACATTTCAGCAATCACTTTTTGAAGCTTTTTGCTTCGTTTCTGCTTCTCTGCTTCTTCGTATGATTTGATGCTTTCGTTAATTTCTGAACTAACTTCACTTATTTTTTCAGTATATTTTTTTATTTTTTCCTCAAAATCTTTTAACGGCTTATCATATTGATTTTTAACTTCTTTACGTTGATCATCTAGCAACGTTACAACTTTATTTAAGTCTGCTCTTGCTTTTTTAGCTTCAGGAATGTTTTCATCTGTGAAAATCATTGTTGAATAGTGCTTAACTGCGCTCTCAACCATCTCAGCCAACTGTGCTTCATTTTGGATAGTGATTTTACTAGCTTTAAAATCAACATTAAACTGCAATTCTGTTGTTAATTCGTTTGTCATTAGCTTTGCCCCCATGTAATGTTTTCTTCTGGTTGTGGCTGGAATTGTTGTATCCATTGTTTCAGAACTTCAACAGCTTTATTGAACATACTAGACGGCATGTTTTCATTGACATCAACATTCAATTCTTTACTTAGTTCATTCCGCACATAGTCAAGTTCAGAATTCGATAACTCAGAAAGTTGTCTGATATGATCGTTTAACGTGGCTAACTGTTTACCGCTAATCAAATTAACTTTCGATGTATCATTGTTCTTTTCAGCTGCCGTTTGGCCATCGTCGTCTTTATCTGCTGCAATTCCAAACGCTGCCGAAAGCGAGTAACGTCTTGCATATGTCGTTAAACTTCCTAATCCTTGAGGATTTGTCCCGCTGTTTGGAAATTCAAAAGGTCCATGAACTATATATTGACCGCTAACATGAGTAATAATTGTTGTGACTTTTAACGCATTATTCTCATTGACGACATTTTGTTGAAAATCAATTCCGCTTTCGGATTCTTGTGCAGCTTTTCTAATTGCTTCTTCAATCACTTTTAGAGTTGCATATTGGAAATTCATTGGACCTTTTTTCGTTGAGTAGGCCACTTCTGCGTCAAATCTTGGTTGAATTAATTTGCTTTTTAGCTTATACATCCCATCAAACAATTCTTTTAAATTTTCACTGTTCTCGTTCATTTATTCCCCTTCTTTCAGTAATGAAATAACTTTTTGAAGTCCTTTGATTAATTCAAGTTGATTAAAATAAGCACTTTCATCTAAACTCTCGAATACTGTTCTAACTTCTTCATCTTCGCTATCTTGGTAAACAGCAACATGATTATTAATAGCATCCTTTTCAAAAATCAGTGATCCATAAGGTGAATGATTATCAATTAAGACAATTCTTTGCATTGAATCCACTTCCACTCTCATGCTATAATTCTCCTATCAATTAATTTTGTTTGTGACTTTTTGCTTGCCGGCGGAAGTCACTTTTTTGTTTCTTGGATAAATAACGCTTCTGGAAATACAGCCTTATTTATCGCAGTGTCTGGATATTTTTCTTTAAGCTTTTGAAATACCAGGGCTTTCGTATCCTCAACCACGTAAATTTTCAAACTATCTTTTCCTACTGCTTTAAACATCTAAATTCCCTTCTCTCTTTTTGTTGCATAATGTATATTTGATTTTTTTGTTGCTGGTACCATAAATCAGCAAGTTTTTTCGTTTGCTGTAGTTTTTCTTTCCTTGTCATTTATTTACCTCTCTATCTTCAAGTGCCAGATCATAAAACAGTGTCCAAATGATGAATAAGCCGATATATACATTTTGGATAATCGGATTAAAATCTCCGCCTACTAGCAGTCCTAGTCCGAATACGATTAGCAATACTGCAATTCTTCTTAAGTTATAAATTTTTCTCATTTCATTTCTCCTTAAATATGCATTCTATTTTGAATCTCTAAGTATCTTAAAAATTCGAGTTCTTTTTCAATTTGATATGCTTTTCCTTCGGTCAGTTGTTCTGATTGTCTAAGCGCTGCTCTATCATCTTGTAGCTGTTTCCGCTCTTTTTTGATTTGGTTGAGTATCCAAGCCTCTTGTTCAGTTGTATAAGCCATAATGTTCTCCCTACGCTATGTCGTTTAAGTCAAAACTCATTTGTCTTACAACTGTTTTTGTGGCTGTGGACGGCTCCCAGTCATTGATATATTCAATTACCATTGGATAATGTTTTTCTCTTAATTGTGATCGGGTCCCCACGCCTGTGATTTGCTTAATACCTGAATTAATATCTTTGTATAGCTTGCCACGCTGTTCCTTTGTGATTTTTCCAAATCCTCTTGCTACTTCTGCTACTCGTTGATGAACTCGACGTGATAAGTAACCATAATCATCTGCACCGATTTTTTGATTGTCTTTTAAGTCGGCTACTTCTTTTTCAATTACATCTACACGCTCATTTGTTTCTTCATTTGCTGATAAAGCAAGCATCGCCAATTGTCTTTGCGAGGTTGGAAGTTTAGGCTGTTGAATTTCTTTTTCCATTTGATTAAAAGCCTCAATATATTTCAGTTTGAACGCATCCGCTTTTTTGCCAGTGAATCCAAATGCAATAAAAGAAAAACCATCACGATTCATGTAATACAATCTTTGTTTTCTACCTCTTGAATCTTTATATTCACCATCAGCAAACATTTTTTGGTAATGAGCCGAATTTTCGGCCGATTGAATTTTAGCTTCTATTGCCTCAATGACATGCTTATGTTGTTTTTCGAATACTTCAGCAACTTGCAGACTACTTGTTACTGCTTGCTGGTTTTTCATAATTACTAAGTTGTTCATTTTATTTTCCTCCTTTAAATCTCAAAAGTTTCTTTTAAAAATCGTTGTAACTCAGATCGTTCTATTCGTATATCCTGACCGCTCCATTGCTGCACTTTTAAGCCTTTTGAAATCCAATTGCTTAATTTTTCATCACCGATTTCTAAAATCTTCTTTACCTGAGATTTGTTTGGATAAGGCGGTAATTCAATAACCTTAGTCAACAAATTCAAACGTTTTTCAACCTCTTTTAAAACTACAAAGGTGATATTATTAGCTAATTCATTTTGAATTACCTCATCAGGTATGTTTAGATGCATAAACTACGCCTCCTTCTTTTCATCTTCTAATAAAGACTCCATAGATACTCCAAAATAGTCAGCAACTTGTTTCAACTTACCAGATGTTGGATTAGAGTTATTCCATTTGGAAATTGTTGAAGAGCTAAATCCTAAATCTTTTTCAATTCGATTGATTGAAACGTGGTTGCTAATAGCAAGCTTTTTAATTTTTTCATAAATCACAAGTAACACCTTCTTCCCATGGTAATTTATTCACTTTTATTATTCCAACCTATTGACAAACATCGGAATATATTCCATAATGTAGGTATAAGGAATACAGCATACAAAAAGCAAGCTATATTAACGTCTGGGGAGACTGTCTATATATTGCTTTAGTTTTCTGTACACCTTAAATATCTTTCCTACAAACATATCATAAAGTAATTTATTCCGATTGTCAAGAATAAATTCCGATTTTTTGTTAGGTTTTTTTAGAGGTGAATTAATTTGAGTATTGTAGATAGAATAAAGATGCTAGCTTCACAAAAGAAAATGACTTTAACAGAATTAGAGAGAAAACTTGATTTCAGCCAAAGTAGTATTCGAAAATGGGACAAGCAACCACCAGGAATAAAAAAATTACAGAAAGTTGCAGATTTTTTTGACGTCTCAACCGATTACTTACTTGGTCGTACCGAAAAGAAAAAATACTATGAATTAAGTGATAAAGAGAAAAATGATATTGCTATTCAAGCAGAAGAATTAATTGAAGGGATAGCTAATGGCGAAAATCTTAATTTTTACGGTGAACCAGCTACTCAAGAACAAAAAGACCGTCTTTTAATTGCTATACGTACTGCGATGGAAATGAACAAAGAAGAAGCCAAAAAGAAATTCACACGTAAAGATTATAGAAACTAATAGGGGTTGGTATTATGAATAATTATGTCGAAAATCAATTCGATAAAATCGTCACAAAATACCAACCTAGCAGTGTCTACGACTTGGTAAAAAAGGCGAACTGTAAAATACTTTATGCTGATATAGATGATGAAACTGGAGGTTGTACACAAACTAACGACAGGTGTCATACGATTATTGTTAACGCAAATTGGCCTGAGCACTATCAAAAGTTTGTGATATTACATGAATTCAGTCATATAAAACTGCACAAAGGTGCTAGTACGCCTTTTTACCGTTCTTTAGGGTTAGATACATTTGTTTCTAAAATGGAATGTGAAGCAAATTCTCTCGCTATGAAATTACTTCTGCATATGCAAGATCAATCAATCATACACGGACTAACAAAATTTCAAATTATGGATTATTTAGGATTACCACACGAACTATCAAGATACTTTTAAATAGCCATTCGGCTATTATTAATTTCACAAAAAAAGAACGTATGTTCAAAAGGAGTAATTAAAATGACTGACTTTAACAAAGCTTTAACTGCCAAGGAACTGATTTCCATACTAAATACAGTGCCACCAGAAACAAAGGTGCACTTTATCGGGGCCACTTTATGTTCAGGAAATTTACTTCCATTCCACGCACCTGTTTTTCGAGTATCAAAAGGGTATAAAATTACAAGCAACAACGAATTGTCTATAGGACTATTTGGAGTTCAAAAAAGTGATATAGAATTAAATATAGAGGGAAAATAA